CATCATCGAAGCGCAGGACCGCATGTTGAAAGCGTCCTCGCAGACCTCAAAGCTGGAGGCTATGAGGACACGGGCCGCTCCTGAAAACTACGAGGAGCAAGCCCCGATTGCACCACCACCGGACAGCAAGGCTGTCGAGTGGGCGAGCCGAAACAACTGGTTTAACCAAGACAAGGTTATGACCAACGCGGCTTATGCAATCCACGATGAGATTGTTCAGCAAGGGATTACTCCAGACCACGATAGTTATTACGACACTATTGACCGTCGTATGCGTGAGGAGTTCCCACACAAGTTTACCGGAGGGACAACGGACAGTCGCTCCAGTAAGAACGTAGCTACAGTGGTTACGCCCGGCGGCAACGAAAGTGGTCGCTCAAAAAAAGTCCGACTCTCACCGTCACAGGTGGCCGTAGCTAAACGCTTGGGTGTTCCTCTTGAGGAATATGCAAAGCAGTTTGTTGCGCTTGATAAATAGGAGGCATCTTGATGTCTGACTCAGCAAAGGTCTCTCGCACTCCCCGTTCAGTTGAGAAGCGTGAACAGGAGACGCGCCCCGAAACATGGTCCCCGCCCAACATGCTCCCCGACCCTCTTCCGAAGGATGGTTACACCTTCAAATGGGTTCGCATTTCTACGCAAGGGCAGGATGACCCGATGAACTATTCCAAGAAGCTCCGTGAAGGTTGGGAGGCAGTTCCCATCGCCGAAGCTCCTGAAATGGAACATCTTGTCCTTGACCCAAATCCCCGTTTCAAGGGGAACATTGAGGTTGGCGGACTGCTTCTTTGTAGGATGCCCGAAAGCATGGCACAGCAACGTACTGAGTACTACCGCAATCAGTCTGAAGAGGCGATGCGGTCTGTTGACAACACGCTTATGCGGGAATCCAACCCTCGTATGCCCATGAGTACGCCACAACGGGACTCACGGGTGTCATTTGGCAAAGGCTCCTAATTTGAAGGTTAGGGGCTAAAACTCTAGGAGGACTATATGTCTGCTACTTCAGCCCCTCGTGGCCTGAAGCCGGTCGGCATCCTTGGGGGTATGCCGTTTGCTGGTTCGACACGCTTGATGAAAATCAAGAACAACTATAGCACGGCTATTTTCAATGGTGATGTCGTCGGCCTTGCCGCCACCACTGGTTCGGATGATGGACACCTCGTCCGTGAAACCGCCGCTGGCGAAGTGAACCCGATTGGTGTTTTCCTCGGTTGCTCTTATACCGACCCGAACACTGGTCAGCAAACTCACAGCCAGTACTATCCCGGCTCGATTGCAAAGGATGATATCCAAGCAATCGTGGCTATCAATCCCTTCACTCTGTACGAAGTCCAAGCTGACGGCGCACTTACTCAGGCAAATCTGGGTATGACCGTTGACCTTGTTCAGACGCAAGCTGGTTCTACCGTCACCGGTAACTCCGGCCTTCAGGCAGACGCATCTACTGCTTCTGTCGGTGGCGAACTGTTCAAGATTGTGGACTTTGTGGACCGCGTCGGTTCGTCCATTGGCGATGCCAAAACGGACATCATCGTAATGATGAACATGGCCGAAAACGTCCTTACCACAGACACCATTACCTAAGGGAGCTTTATTATGGCTATTGCACGCGCACAGCTTATGAAAGAACTCCTGCCGGGTCTGAACGCTCTGTTCGGTATGGAGTATGCACGCTACCCTGAAGAATGGCGTAGCTGTTACGAGGTCGAGAACTCAGACCGTAGTTTTGAGGAAGAGACCAAATTGAGTGGCTTTGGAGCCGCTCCCGTCAAGGATGAAGGCGCAGCCATCTCCTATGACGATGCACAAGAGGCGTATACTGCACGGTATACGCACGAAACCATTGCTCTTGGTTTCAGTATCACCGAGGAAGCAGTCGAAGACAACCTTTACGACAGCCTCTCGGCACGCTACACCAAGGCTCTGGCGCGTGGCTTCCAGCACACCAAGGAAGTCAAAGGTGCAGCACTCTTCAACGAGGGCTTCACCGGTCAAACTGGTGGCGACGGCGTCTCGCTGTTCAACACTGCTCACCCGCTGGTGAACGGTGGCACGAACGGTAACCGTCCGTCTGTAGCAGTTGACCTGAACGAAACCTCGCTGGAAGCTGGCATCATCGCCATCGGCAAGTGGACTGACGAGCGTGGCCTCAAGATTGCCGCCCGTCCCCAGAAACTGGTCATCCCTTCGGACCTCCAGTTTGTTGCCGAGCGTCTGATGCAGTCCGAACTGTCCACCACTGCTGGTGGTTCCGATGCATTCGCGAAAAACGACATCAACGCGATTAAGTCGATGTCGGCGGTTCCGGGTGGTTACATGGTTAACCACTACCTGACCGACACGGATGCTTGGTTCCTCGGCACGGACGTTCCGAACGGCTTCAAGCACTTCGTTCGTGTCCCAATGGCGACTTCTATGGAAGGCGACTTTGAGACTGGTAACGTCCGTTACAAGGGCCGTGAGCGTTACAGCTTCGGCTACTCTGACCCGCTGGCCTACTACGGTTCGCCGGGTGCATAACCTTAGAGGGGCGGGGCAACCCGCCCCCCTTTTCTTGTAGGGGGACAAGATGTCGGACATTACCGCAACCACTGTTACGGCTGATGGCGTTGCCGTCAACCATCCTGCCCGTGTCAAGGGCATGTATTTTGTTCGTGCCGCTACTGCTGGTTCTGTTGTTCTCAAAGACGGCGGTTCTACCGGCACGACTCTTCTGACCATCACCACTCCAGCCGCTGGCTCTGGAGAGGATGAG